ATGTCGCCGCGCCCGGCCTGCTGCGGTGCCACGCGTTGCAGCCCTAGCGCGTCCACCAGAGCCTCGACGCCGCCCGCCTCGTCCAGCACGCGCACCGCGCCAAGCCCTGACACGTAGCGACCGCGCCACGCCTGCGCGTAGTCCACGCCGGTGCAGAGCTGGACCCAGTCAGCCGCAAACGTGCAGCAGTCATTCACGCCCCACGCGAAAGGTTGATCGCGGCGTTGCTCGATGAATTGCGCGAGAAGGTTCGGCCAGTTGTCGCGGCGTGCTGGCATCACATGTAGGATGTTGACTGGCTCTCGTCGCCGCCGTCCCGAATCGGTGCCGCGAGCTTCGCGTTGCCCCAGTAAATCTGTTTTTCTTGGATCGCGTTGACGAACTCCAAGCCAAGATCGCCGGGGTGCAAATTTTCCTGCTCTTCGTGCGTGTAGCGCACCTCACGCGGCCGGCGAAAGTCCACGAGTTTGTTTTCGGCCGTCATTATGATCGAGGATTCATCTCCATCATCATTGACCGACATCACATCCATGCGTCCGGCGAAGATTGTCACGGGCGAAGCGACCAGAGCACCGGCAGAATCTAGCGCGCCGAATAGCACGCTGCACTCTTTCCCTTGGTAGTTTTCGGTGAGCGCAATCGCGACGTATGCACTCGGCACACCCGAGAGCTGAAAGTTGATTCCACGCGCCGAGAGGTCGGTGGTCTCTTCGACCGGCGAGATTGTCCCGAGCGTTCCGATGCCTTGGTAGGTCACGGCGCCGACGGTGATCGTCCCGTAACCGCTCCAAAGCCGAACCGGCGTCGAGAACGAGAACGACGCGAGCAGGATCGGCGAGAGCTGCGACGCGCTGACCTCGGTGACCATGTTGGCCGAGAGCGACCGGCCTGCGGTGGTGATGCTCATGATTCCACGTCCTCAATGATCGCGAAGCCCACGCCGTAGATGCTCGCCTCGCCGATGGCCCACTCGGTGCTTGGTGACGCGAGACGGAAGACGCCTTGAGCGCGCTCAGCATTGTCGGGCCTGCCGTATTTGATAGTTGTGCCGCCCGCGTAGCTTTTGCGGAGTGCAGGGAAAAGGTCCACGCTCGTTGACGAGTTCGATTGCACGACCTTGTAAAGCGAGGTTGAGATTTGCAGCCAGTCGCCGACGGCAAAGGAGCCGGATCCGCCTGCGTTTGTGAAGGTCAACGTCGTCCCGTTTGCGGTCGCGCTTGCAACGGTGAGCGTGCCGGTCACGCCGCCTCGGTTCAGCGGGTTGGCGTAGTCTTGAAAAAGAAACGTGCCGCGCTGCGCTTTGAGAAGAAACGCCACGATCTCCTCGGCGTCCGCGCGCTTCATGGGCGGACAATCGACCGAGCCGAGCCACGCCTGACCCGGCCAGTTGTATTGCTGGGTCTGCAACGTGAACGGCGAGGTGTTGCGCGAGGTCGCAGAAACGCCCGTAAACGACAAGCGCGAGAGGTTGAACGGACTCGGCGGCGTGAGTGGATAGGTGATGGCCATGACGTTTAAGCGAAGGCTGCACGGTATCCGCCGCCGCGTCGAACCATGTCGGGGATCTCGGCCTTTAGCCGGCGCCGCTCTTGTTCGAGGATCGGAGCGAGTTCAGCCCGCGAGACGCCGGCCGCAATGTTGTAATTGACCGTGACGCTTCCGCTGCCCGAACCGCTGCCGCCGCCCATCTTGTTATTTGGCACGATGGTGCCCGAGGCGTGCGGAACGAACAGCTCCGGTCCCTTTTCGCCGACGACGTAAGAGGAGCCTGCGCTGACTGGTCCACCGGCCGCCATAAATCCGGCGAAGCCTTTGCCTTGCAGAACTCCGGTAACTCCTGCCGCGAGGCGCTGCGTGACCATTTGCTGAAACACCAGCCTCACCAAATCGCGGCCTAGCGCGCGGACAACCTCGCTGAGCTTTTGGCCGCTTAAGATCGCGTCCTCGAATCCTTGGGCGATTAGACTGCCGGCGTCGTTGCTCATTTGCGCGAGTTGAGACATTGCAGGAATCGTTTTGTTTGCCGTTTCGTTCACCATACCGAGGCGCGATGCCATGTCCTCAACATCTCCTGATGTTGCTGCAAATGCTGCGCCGGCCTCTCCGGTAAGACGAATCATGGTCTCGTCATCTATGGTTTTTTTGGCGTGCAATAAATCGATGCGCTCCAGCGCAGCGACGTATTTTTCCATCGGAGTCATGACGGAATCACTTAAAGATTTGCCGAGCTCTCGGTTCGCCAAAGTCTGCGCGATCGTTGCCTCAATCCTTGCGGAAGCATCATCCCTTGGAACTTCAAGACCTTTCAGCATGAGATTGCTAGACTCCCGCAAAAGATCGTTAACCTTTTTCTGCGCGTCGAGTGATTCGTCGTCTGATTTTGTTTTGATTTCAGCCGTGTCTCTTTCGATTTGATTGATTAAATTAAGATTCGCGATGACCAGCGATGCCCGCATTGCCTCGAGTTTTTTGAGGTCTTCCGCTTCTTTGACGCTGCCTAGCTGAACGGTCACCGATCCGCCTTGTGGTAGTGCGACCACTTCCTCTCTCACGTTGCTGCGCAGCTTGTCGATTTCTGCGGCGTTTTTTATGATTTTTGCTTGGATGGTTTCCAGTTGGCGCACCGGGTCCATCGCTGCAAAAATACCTGCTTCCAAAATTCCCTCCGACTCAAGTCGAGATTCTCTCAAAATCTTGCGGACATTTTCCGCACGCATAACCAATTCGGTCAATTTTGTGATGACGGAATCAATAACTGAGGTCAGCGAAAGACCGAGCGCCGCTGCAAACCCTGCGCCGAGAGCCCGCGGGTCGAAGGCTTTTTTCATGAAGCCAGCCGCCGTTTGAGAGCTTTGCTGCAACTTCGCGAGCGAGTTCTGCACGCTGGCAAAAGCCTGCTTCGTCGCATCCACCGCCCGCAGAATAAATGATGCCTCAGCCATGGTTTTTAAGTTTTCGGTTTTGGTGTTCGATGTAAGCGAGCCAGCCGTTCAGTTCCTGCGCCGGCATCGCGAGCACCTCGTGGGCAAATTTGTGCAGACGATCCGCGAGCGCGTAAACGGCGAGGAGGTCTGCCGCCTCCCCGCCGTAGATCAGTTTTTTAAGTCGTCCACCTTCGGCGCGTCATCCGCGAGAATGGCGTTTGCGACGCGGCCGACGACGTTGCTGTCGGCCTTGTTCAACAACGTCGGCTTGTGCTCAATAGTGAACAGCTTCGCGCCGTGCTCGTCGGTCGCTTTCATGATCAGGATGTCCACCAAAAGCTCCATGTCGTTCTCTTTGCTGCGACGATAGAGCCGGTTTTTTTCCGAGAGCGTGACCGGCGTTGCGTGCACGACGAGCTTCCACTCCGGCACGTCGATTTTGCGCGTGCCGAGCGAGGCGAAGTGTTCTCTTACGAGGTCGATTGCGTCCATGTGTGTTGTGTGTGTTTTTCCTGCGAAATTAAGCGGTGAGCGTGCTCAACGTCCCGTTACCCTCGAAGGCAATCGAGCCCTCGATAATGCCGTCGAATGACGCGGAGACGTTAAACTGGGTCACGATGGCGGCGCCCGAATAGTAAACGTCGCCGGTGCTGGCGCCTTCTGGGTAAAGGTTGAGCGTGACCTGCGAGCCGATGGTGATCAGGAGTTGGCCGGCATCGCCTTCGTCCCAGTAAAGGTCACCAGAAACCGAGAACGATTTCATGGACGCGAGCCGGGTGCGGTAGGTGTCGCCGATGACCGAATCTTCTACGGTGTCGGAGGTGTGGGTCAGAGCGTAGTTGCGCAGCTCGCCGATGGTCGTGCTGGATAATTTGATTAGGCCTTCGCGGCCGAGTTTGGTTGCCATAAAATGAGGTTAGTCGGTTGAAAAATAAATGCAGTTGAAAGTGTGCCGAGCCGAGCCGAAGCGCCGGTCTTCGTCTGGCTCGATCGTATATTCCACGCTCGTCAAATGCAGGTCTTGACACTGCCCGCCGAGCGTAACGTCCGCGAGCACCGCCGCTTCGACCGCTGCGCTGCCGGTGTCGAAAAGGTCATCGATCAGGTAGGTGCCGCTCTCGGCGATAAAGTAATCGACCACGAGCTGCAGCTGCCGGTATTGCGTGCGGTTGCTCGGCCCGAGCGTGCGCACCTCGATCTGCTCGCTGACCGCGTAAACGGCTGCGGCCGGGAAGCTGATGCTCGCAATCGTGTTGTTCCTGCCTCGCAGGATGTTCGCGGTCGGAACGACGAGAGCGCCGGTCAAAGCGGTGGCGGTGGCGTTACGGATGTTTGTTCGGGTGCTCATGCTTCTTTTGGTATGACCATGCCGCCCTTTACTTTTGCGAATCCGAGGTTCACGGCGCGGTTGGCGAGAAGGGCTCGATATTTCGAGAGCGTGACCTTGTAGCGAATTTTCAAAGCCGAATCCACTACGCGTTGCAGGTCGGGAATCTTGTTGCCGGTAGTCCGCGCGGTTACGAAAGGATTCTGCCCGAACTGCACTTGAGCGGTTCCAGCCTTAGCCATGTGCCGACGAATCCAAGCCGGCACGCGCACGCCGCACGCCATCGCGGCAGCGGCAAATCCAGCCTTCGCGAGACCGACCTTTTTCTGCGTGTATTTCAGATAAGCGTCCGCCGCTTCATTAGAGATCCACATCTGATCCTGCACTTGCCAGCGGCCGATTGCGCTGCGGGTGACTTGTTTTGGCCTGCCGCGCGCGTTTCTGTTCGCGTAGTGAAAGGCTTTCATCTGCTCAATCGATGCGCCCGGCTGCCAGAACTTGCGATAAACGCGGATACTCTTCGAGCCTTCCCAGCCGAGGTTCACGCCCATCGTTTCGTGCGGCTGACCTCCGCGCGGCGGAACTTCCGTTGAGTTTCCTATTCGTTGAAAGAGACCGATGCTTTTTTCTTTGGCCAGTTGTCGGCCTCCGAAGAGGTCGCCAAGAATTGCGTTCTCGCCTTGTTTCCGTGCGTTTGTGCTGAGTCCGCCCGCTTTTGTTTTGGTAATAGTGCCGCCCGTGACCAATGGAATTTGCCCGCCGTTTGCGATCTTGTCGCCAGTCGGTGGCGTGATCTGCATGATCGTCCTCGCGACGTAAGCGCCCTCCTGCTTGATGACCAGACCGAGATCGACCTTCGCGGCGTCGGCGAGTCTCGCGAGCGCATATTCGAGCCGCTTGGTGTCTGAGAAAATCGAGATCATATCACTTTTGCGACGCCCAGCTCACATCCCGCTCCCTCGGCGTCCAACGTCACGCGCTCAACGTAGTAGGTGATGCCAGCCCGAGAAAGCGTCTGCGTAACCTTTGGCGCAGCGCTCACACTCGACGTCAAAAGAAAGATCGTGAACTTGCTGTCATCGCGGCGCTGGTCCTCGAAGTCGGCAAACGCATTGCTCGCCGCTGACCAGATGCCAGTCACCGCGGCGCCCTGATACGTGAACGAAACGCCGGCCTGCTCCAAGATCGCGGAGAAGTCGGAGTTGATTTGCGTCGGGTCGAAGTCTCGGACGGCGGCCATACTATTGCGCGAATCGTCAAAGCGTGCCGAAGTGCTGCGCGTGCAGCGCCGGCCGGTTCGCTTTGATCCACGGCTCAGCATCGGCCATGCACTTGGCAGCGTCGTTGCCGCACGTTTGCGAGCCGACGTGGTGCACGTAAGCCCGGGAAACAAAATGCCGGCGCTTCATGTCCGCACATTGCACGTCATCGGAAAACCAGTTGATCGGCGGAAAATCGACCCACGCGTCGCGGTGAATCCACGCGCAAATCGGCGCGATGACCGGCGTCTCAATAATGCTGCGCTCTGACTGGAATCGCAGAAAGTTTAATCGCCCGGTGCCGCATCGGATGTTCTGCGCGCCTCGCGCGTAGTCCGACCTGGCTGCGACGTAGCCGAGATCGGCGACGGCCTCCTTGAGCAGCGCAACGTCGGCCAGAAGCGTGAGCCAGGTCGATGGCGTAAACACGATGTCGTCGTTGCAAATCACAAGCTCTTCGTGCCTGGCGAACGCGTCGCGCATCCCGAAGTTGTAAGCCTCGCCGAATGTCGCACCGACCTTGTAGTGCACGTGCTTTTCGACGTCGGCCGGCACGTAGGCCTTGATCGAGGCGAGCATGACCTCAAGGCATCGCGCGTTGGTCGTGCAGATGACAATAGCCGGCTCGGGAATCATGCTTTTTTCGCCCCCAGAATTTGCTCGATGTTCTCCGCGTCGATCAGCGTGCAGCCGCTCGCAAGGATGCGATCGTCCCAGCCGTGCGGCGCCACCATGCCATCCTCAGCGTTGACCTGTATCACGCCCGGCTCGGCTGCGCTCGGCTCGCCTACGTCGTGCAGAAACTGCTTAGCCATCCCCATCGTCTCGGCGTCGTCGGCGCGCACAAGAAAGCGGTGCTCGATCCGCTCCGGCTGCGCCGCCGTCGAGAGCCAAGCGTCGCGGAAGGCGACCGATTTGGTCGAGTTCCCCAGCGTCTTTTGCGTAAGCCGAATCTTCGGCTGGGTGTGCTTGTGAAACACGAGCTGCATCGCCGCGGCGTCGTCGAGTTGGCCGGCGAGACGGTAGGCACGCGCCGCAAGGTCGTGCCCAGCCCAGCCATACCACTTGACCTCGTGAGTCCACGGCCGGTCCTTCTCGGTAGGCTCGGGAAGGCTCAGCATCCGCGACGCCCAAAAGCTCGCCCGCTTGCCGTCGTTGCGCTCGAAGCTGAGCAGAATGACCGAGGCGATGGCCTCGCGGCACCACGGAAAAACACCGTGCGCCGACATCGCGAACTGGACCGCCTCGCGTCGGGAAGCGACGAGACGCGCAAGGTTTAGCTGCACCTCGTAGCGGAAACTGTCGTCGAGGTTCGGGAACGAAAGCGCGATCCGGCCGAACTGCTCCGCCGCCGTCTTGTTGCCGGCGCAATAATGCTCTTGGTGAATGTAAAAGTATTGGGTCGCGGACTCGGCGACGCTGCGCCCGAGGATCGCGAGGTTGCGTTTGCGGTTGTCCTGCTTGATCGCAATCGGCTGATGATGCCAAACCGGCGTCGCCCAGTCGAAATGCCGGTCGTTCGGAAGCAGGAGCAGGTTCTCGTGCACGTCATGATGCCAGACGCGCCCGCTTGCAAACGCGCTGCGCCGCACGATCCGCTCCCGGTGAAGCTTCTTGCCGGTGCCGCGCACGTCGTAAGGACAACGAACCATGAGCACGTCGTCCGATAGCTCCGCGAGCCTGTCCCGCAGCTTCTCGGCGTCTGCAATCACGTCGTCGCAGTCGGCCCAGATAAGCCAGTCGCCGCACGCCTGCGCGAACGCTTGGTTGCGTGCCCGGGCGAACGAATCGACGTGCTTCCACGCCTGCGCCGTGGCGCCGTTCTTGTATTCGGAGAAGATGAATCCGACCGAGTGCTGCAAGCACCAGTCGCGCACGATCTGCTCGGTCGCGTCCGGTTCCTGTGAGCCGATTGCGCGGACGAGTGAAACCTCGTCAATCACGCCGTCGAAGCTGTCGAGCATCGCGCCGATTTGTGCCGCCTCGTTTCCGGTAATTACGCAAAGCGAAAGTATCATGGTCGTCGTTGTGTGTGCGTCAGGTCTTGCTGATCGCTCGGACCGGTCAAAACAAAAAGCCCCACGCCGTGAAGCGTGAGGCTGTTTTTAAACCTAATTTGAAATTAGGCCGAATATTGGGTCGTGATCAACTGACCGGCGTTCGCATTGACCACCTTCTCGGCGGTGTATTGCGAGGCGCGGACGATGTTCGACTTGATCGCCTCTTCGCGGTAGGTCGAGACGCCGATGGCTGGACCATATTCGGACCAGTTCAGGGTGAATCCAGCGCCGCCACCGAAGTAGCCGGCTCCGGCCTGCGTAACCGAGCCGACCCAGATGAAGGTGTTGGCCCACGCATTTGCAGCGG